ACACACGATCAAGATGTTCTTGATAAGTGTGTTTTGGGTTATGTCGCAGATATTGTGCGTGAGTTACCCAAGGGATGGGAGAAAGATATGATGTTTCTCTCCTATGAGGCGGCAGTCAATGGACTGCCTGGTGTGATGTATATTGATAAGATCAATTGCAGCACATCGATGGGTCATCCTTGGAACAAGACCAAGAAATCGTTCATTTTACCAGATCCAACTGAAGCCAACCCTATGGGTATTAAGTTTCTGCCGGAGGTGATGGAACGTGTTTTGGTTATTGAGGCCAAGTATAAGAGGGGCGAACGCGCATATTGCGTGTTTACAGGCCATCTTAAGGATGAGGCCACCGTGTTACGTAAATGTCGTATCAAGAAAACCCGCGTTTATGCGGGTGGTTCTGCTGATTGGAGCATTTATGTTCGATCACGTTTGTTGACTTTTGTGCGTTTAGTGCAGAAGAATAAATTCGTTTTCGAAGCAGGTCCGGGCACTGTTACACAGTCCGATGAATGGGGTCGTATTTACGATTACCTCACCAAGTTTGGATTAGATCGCATTATTGCGGGCGACTTTGGAAAGTATGACAAGAAGATGATTGCATCATTTATCTTGGCATCATTCCAGGTCATTTATCTGATCTGTAAGGCCGCTGGATATTCTGAAGAAGAATTGATTGAGGTTTTAGCCATTGGCTATGACATCGCATTCAACTTTGTGAATTTCAACGGCGACTTGGTGGAGTTCTTTGGAACGAACCCCTCTGGACACCCCTTGACTGTTATTGTCAATTCTATTGTCAACAGTTTATATGGCAGATATGTTTATCATTTCTGCAATCCTGCTCATGAAGTAACTACTTTTAAGCAGAATGTGAGTCTGTTCACGTATGGTGATGACAATGCAATGGGAGTTAGTCCAAACGCCCCGTGGTTTACGCATACTTCTTATCAGAATGTAATGGCCACGATTGGTGTGGAGTATACCATGCCTGACAAGGAAACCGCATCGATTCCTTATGTGCACATTGACCAAGTCTCATTCCTTAAACGGAAATGGGTTTGGAACGATGATGTGGGCGCTATGCTTGCTCCATTGGAGGAAGCATCGATGCATAAGTCGTTGACCATGTGGGTACCATCTAAAACAATTGATGAGTATGCACAAATGGTTGCAACGATTGAGAGCGCGAACAATGAGTTTTTCTTTCATGGTCGCGAGGTGTTTGAGAAGCATAGGGCATTTTTCGCCGAAATTCTCACCAGAGAGCCATATTGCTTATATGCAACTAACTCTTCACTTCCACGATGGGATGATCTTGTAACGAGATTTTGGAAGGCGTCAAAGAGCGCTCCCCCAGCTAGTGTGGTTTTGGCTGATCACTCTAGTGTACAAAACTAGTCACAGAAAAGTAACAATAAGAGTAATAAAAAAGTTGTTGCAGCAGTCGCCGGAAGTACTGCTACTTGTGTTATGGAGACAGGGAATCCGTATACGCATTTTAATAAGTTCCCTTTTAAGCTTCAATCTGACTCTTACGAGGAAGCAGAAGCTGTCGTGGTCGATTCACAATTAGGAGACAGTGTGTTGGATTCACAAACCGTCACTTTCATTGATAATGAAGGTGGCGTTTTTGTGGATGCACCGCTGTCTGCAAATAGTGTAGCGATGGTGGATAATACTGACGATATCTCTCTAGGAAATTTCTTGGCGAGACCAACGTTAGTTGATACCACAACTTGGACAACTTCAGACATTGTTGGCGTGAAGACTACTCTTCAACCAT